TGCCCCACCTGCTCCACCCGCACCGGCTCCGCCGCCACCACCTGATCCGGTATTGGCTGTACCAGCTGTACCACTTGCGGCAGCTGTATCTGCACCATTGCCACCACCGCCCGCGCCACCTAAACCTTTAAATCTATTTTGTGGCGCATATGATCCACCGCCGCCACCGCCAGCGTAGTAACCGCTAACTCCGGTTGATGTTGCACTTGCCCACGCTGACCATGTGTCTTTACCATCGCCACCATTGCCAGACTTGAAACCGGGTGAAGTTCCGTCTCCGTCTTGACCAACGGCTCCTGATCCACCGCCGCCACCTGATTGCGATTCAGTGGCAGCTACTCCATCACCACCATCATTACCATAACCTGTTGCGCCGCCTGAAGTGCTTTGTGTTGCACTACCGCCGCCGTTAAGACCATTACCGCCGCCACCACCGGAGCCGCCATTTGCGCCACTACTAGATTGAGTTGAGTTACCGCCACCTTTAGCAGTTACAGTATCAAAAGTAGAGTCGTTGCCCAGATTTGTAGCTGCGCCGCCATTGCCAACGACTATTGGATAACTGGCAATGTTAATGACTCTGTCTGTTTGCGCACATACACCACCTGCGCCACCGCCGCCGCCTTGATCAGCTCCTCCACCACCTCCACCGGCAATGAGAAGCAAATCAACATATTTGAATAAATTGCCGCTAATGCCTGAGGCCATAATTCCTAGCATGGGTGTCATTATGCAATGTCCCCAAAAATAATCCAAGAATTTGCAGCCAGTTTTTTGCATGTTGCACCAGAGTTGGCCACGCGCAATTTAGGCGTGGCACTTGTTGCACCTGTTGAAATTACTGTTGTTGTTCCTGGAGTAACTGCGCCTATTGTTGGCTGACCTGCACCAGTAATCCAAAACACATTGATTTCTGTGCCTACTGCAAAGTTAAAAGTTGCATCCGTTGGAATGTTAAATTGCTGAGTTGCAGCATTATTCATTGAAAATATGTTGCCTTCATCGCCTGATGCAAATGTGTATGAGGCAGTTTTAGCCGAATAAGTAGATGCAATGTTGTCCGGATCAATCCATGCTGGAACACCTGCAACAACACCCAAAACTTGATTACTTGAACCAATCGCAAGGCGCGTGTTAGTGTTAGCTGTTGCTGATGAATATGCAAGATCACCAAGAGTTGTCCCCGGTTGCAATGCCTTTAGTCGTGTATCAACACCTTGCAGCGCAACATCAAAATCCGCTGGCAGGTCTGTAACCAAATCTGTTGGTGTCGGTAAAACAAAACCATAGTTCGTAGTTGGGTTTGCCACTTGTTTTCTCCTTACGCCACAATCGTGGCATTGATCCAATCCAGAGTTGGATTGACTGTGCTCCATTGTTCTGTCACCGGCACATCATTCCATCGCATGGCTTGCAATGAGAATGAAATCGGTGAAACAATCATTGAAACGCTTACCTGATTATATCGGGCAGAAAATGTCCAGCCTTCAACGAAACCCAGATAATCGCCTGAATTCATATTAAGTGGCAGATTGGCAATATTGACCGGCATACCCATAAAGACATTGATGAGATCATCGCGGTCGGCATCATCAAGCTCTGGATTAGTCAGCTCGTAGGTGATGTTATTAAAATTGAAGCGTGGATAGGCTCTGAGTGCCAAATAGAAATCTGCCTGATCTTCGGCATCGTGCAAATGGCGCAATGTAGTCGTGAAAATCTGTGATAACTCGCCATACAACCCAATTGAGGCTGCATCGCTGGCACTTGTTTCATTGTTGCTATTTTGACCATACTGGATTGTGATGTTGTTTCGGACATCGCCTGTGCGGGATTGAATGCTTAAACCCGATGCCAAAGCATGGTTGGCTGTTAAATCAACATAGCCATTAGCTGCCAAATAAACTGTTCGATGCGTGGAATCGGCATACCCAATTTGGCCTGTTGGCGATTCGTATAAATAACCTAAACCGCTGCTGGCCAAGGCTGCCACCAATGAATAAACATCGGTGCGGCTGGATGAGCGTTGCGCAAGCTCATAATTACCCGGCCTGTCAATCTCACCCAATCCTGTGTTTTCGGCATCCTGCCATTGAGTCGTTGGATCATAAGTTGCCCATGTTAAAGCTGCTGGCACTTGTTGCCATTGTGCAAATAAAACTTGTTGTAAAATTGTATAAATCTGGTCACCATCAAAATCATGTGCCAGTACGCCATCGGTCAATGCCTTTGGCAATCTGGCCAATGCGCCCAAGGCCGTAATGCTGATGCGCTGTGCGTAATCAACCGAACCAACCTCAGCTACGGCAATGCCTACATCCACAACCGATCCACCAAAGATTGGCACAAATGTAGCTGTGGAATCTTGCAATTCAATAGTAAGAGAATCATTGATGCCAATTGTCACATTTGATTGGTCAAGGTTAATAATTTGTAAGCTTGCATATCCAGCTTGAGCTTGCTCGTAAATGTTTGTGCGACCGCTGGTGATTGTAAGGTTTGCCAAAATAGCGGTTTGGTATTGCACACCGCCAATAGTCACGCGCCAAATGGGATTGAAAATTGTCATTAGATTCCCACTAAATTAGTTGCACCACCGGTGCCTCTAAAAAAACTGTTATTTTGAGCCTCATTGATTGCCCGTGTAAATCCTTCTTCATTGATAATGGATGGGGCATTGACATTGATTACAACATCGCCACGCTCTCTTGCCCGAATGGCCATTGTCCGGGCATTGATGTCGCTCATGCTGGCACTAGCTGCTGCTGCGGCTGCAATCAATCTTGCGGTGTTTTGTGAGTCTGTCGTGCCGGCTCCAGCTACGCCTTCGGTGCCACCTTTATCACCTTTTATTTCAGGTATATTTGGAATTACTATTTTGGGAACGGCACCGGCACCGACAAAGCCCCCGCCTACACTGCCGCCAACTCCGGAACTGCCACCTGCACCTATCCCACCGCTGATTGCTCCGGGTGCTCCACCAACGGCAAATTGAGGCAATTTCTCATCTGATCCAACCAAAGCATTGGCGGCAGCTAAAACAGCAGCAGCAAGAGCAACAGCTCCAACGCCAAGCAATGGATTTAGTGCAAAAGCCGATGCAATGCCAGCTACTAACGCCGATGCTTTTAGCAAATTGTAAGCTTTAATTAAGCTCGTAATCAGCACAATTGTGCCTTGAACAGCGGCCGCAATTTTGGATGTCACAAAGATTGTAGCGATGATTCCGCCGACAATTACCAATTGGTCTTTGAGATCAATAACTGTGTCAATAATGCCTCTGACTTTTTTGCCCCATGCAACAGCCGTTGTTTGTGATTCTGTCAAGCTATCACTCAAGCCGTCTTGTCCAGTTAAACCATCAACAAAGCTTTGGAAAACAGGTACAACATCGGTAAGAATAAATGTTGTTAATTCTTGCACAACCGGAAGCAAAGCCGCGCCAATCTGTTCTTGAACTTCATCGGTTGCAATTTTTATGCGAGCAAAAGCCTTTTCGGCACTCTGCGCTTCGTTATCTGCGAAACCGCCAAAAGTCTTTGTAAGCGTGTTAAACACCAAATCAAAATCTTTAGATTTAAGAATTGATTGATCTATGCCTAATCCTAAACGACCCAAAGAGGCTAGATTGCCATCATAGGCTTTTCCGAGTGCATTGGCCACAGCTTCCAAAGGTTTGCCAGTAGCAGATGAAATATCCAAAGCTAAGTTTAATAATTTTTGAGCTTCTTCAACATCTTTTGTTGATCTAGTCAATCTGGCAAATGCTGGACGCAATTCATCATCTGTGACACCTATTGCTATAGATGTTGTTGAGATGTATTTTTCAACACCTGCAATTTGAGCAGCTGTGGCACTTGTTGTGTTTTCAATAGTCAGAGCTAAAAGCCGTTGAGCCTTTTCATCAGCGGCGGCGTTTTTAATTGACTCAACCGCAAATGCACCAATTGCAGCTCCGGCAGCTGCAAAAGCTAAAGCGGCTTTTTTGCCAAATGCTGTAAATTGGTCACCAATGGATTCGGTGTCTTTGCCAGCTGTTTTGATGCCTTTTGTAAATTCAGCGACATCTGCCAGCAATGACAGCTTAAGCGTTCTTGATCCTTGAGCGGCCATTTACCACACCTTCACAATCTGTGAAAATGCTTCTGCCCATTGGCTCACTATCTGAGGCTGTTCTGCCTTAAGCGTTGGATAAATAAACCAACCTTTTGAACCGCGACCTTCACGGCCAGACCAGATTGGGAATTGCCTGTATTTGTTTGATCCAAATTCATAACCACCCCAAAGCTGCTGAGTTGTGCCACCGCCTGAAAATTTTTGTGAGGCAAAACCAAATGACATTTCGCCTACCTTGGATGATTTGCTTACCCGTGAGCCTTCGGCAATGCGGCGTGAAGCTGCATCCCGGCCTTGAGATTTAGAAATGATTTTGCTTTGAAGATAAGTCGCAAGGCCATTAGAGACAGATTTGGCTTTAGTGACAGCTTCATCATCCATGCCTTTGAAAGCATAAATGATTGATCTTAGTTCAGCTTTGTCAAAAGCAACCGCATCCTCAGCCATTTCGCTTCTCCATAATCTCAATTGCCGTTAATAAATCCTCAGCTGTTTTAAATTCGCTGACAGGTTGGCCACTTGCTATGGCTACCTCCCAAAGAATCCTATTTATGCTTCCGGACTTATAGCTTTTGGGTTTGCATCACCGACAATGATGTCAGCAACAGTCTCGCACCAAATCTCAAATGGCTTGGCTGGCTTGCCGGCCATTTCTCTTTTCATTGCGTGGTATGCAAGAAACAACAGATCAGACACGCCCATTTTGTCTTGAGCTTGTCCAATCGTGTTGCCAGTCTTGTTTTCCCATTTTGCCCATTCTGCTGGATGTGCAATGTATGTTTCAGCATTGCCATCCGTGTATTCGATTGTGATTGGTAGTTTCATGCTCCCGAGCTCCTTTTTATAGTGTTGGTGTGGTCACACAGGTGAATGCTAGTGAAACAGTCTGTGCATCTGGTGCTGTACCTCCAGCTGATGGGAAAATTGGCTGGACATCAAAATTGAATGTTGATCCTGATGCAGCTGTAAAGACAACCGCCAATGGTGTGTTTGGTGCTGTGTCTGCCGCTGTCCAAAGTGCGTTGCATAGTGACCCACCTGCTGGCCAATCGGCAAGCATCTCCACGGCAAATGATCCTTGCGAATCAGTCGTAAAAAACGCCTTGCCATCGAGTGTTTGATATGTATTGATTGTTGAATCAATAGTCAGAATTGCGGATGTGGCCTGAGCATCATAAGTATCACCAGCAATGGTGAAAGTGATGTCTCTGCCGGTGACGATTGTTGTTGGCATGATTTCTCCTTAGTTGGTGTAATAGGTGCTGACTTGTAAATCGGCTGTGAGGTATTTGCCCGCACCGACTTCCAATGGTTGTGGTTGATTGACATTGCCTACTTCATAACCTGATGGCATTGTGCTGATGATGTCAATCATAAGTTGTTCAAGGTTGTCCAAAGCTGCTGCATTGTTCATATAAGCAACAACACCAGTCACAGTCAAATTAATCTTGACTTTAGTTGTTGCGCCATTGATTAAAACACTTTCCAAATAAGGTGCGTCCGGGATTAAACAGATGCTTGGGCTAGTCATTGCCTCCGGAATGCCGTTATACACATTAGCTGCAATTGTTGAAAGTGCAGTCTGCAATGGTGTGCGGATGTCTGATTCAATGGTCATTGGCACATTGCCTCAACATCCAAGAATGGGCCTAAAAGGCCAACGACTCTGTTAGTTAAGCTGCGACCAAGCACAAATGGTGATGGCTGAAAATTGTCGGCCATGATTTGATTGCCGGGAGCTGTAATGCTCTGAAAAATCTCAACCGAAACAACCAAAATTGCGTTTTCAATGGGCGGTGTGCTTGCGTAAAGCTGTGCAGCTGATGATCCGCTCAATGTAGCCAATGCGCTTGGGATAAATGGCAATGGGTATGTGCGGTCAGCTGCTGCTGTGGCCGCTGTAAATGTGAATGGCTCAATACGATCATCGGTGACTGTGTAAGTGCCATTGTAGGTTCCGGCCCCGGTAACAATGACAGATTGCCCCGGCACAAAATAATTCGGCCGGATAGTTGTGAAATAAATGACGGCATTATCCACATTGGCAAATGTCACCGATGATTGGTATTGCGTAAGTAAAGGCAAAATTGTCTGCTCAGCTGAATCGATAAATGAATCAAGCTGTGCGTCAGAATATAAAGAAACCGAGACACCAAGAATGGATCGTAGCTGTGAGGCTGTGACTATTGCTGGCATCTCGGTTCCTTTCGTGTCAGTAGCGTTCGGGAGCGACCGC